GAAGTTCCATCACCCCAGCCTGCCACGGGCTACCGCACAGACAAGCCGTGAAACAAGTAAAACACCGGATTTACAGGCGAAGGCTTAGGCGGCCTTGCGTCGGCAGGGCGATACCGCCGCTTTACCCCGCTGCGCGCTGTCTTCCCCCGCCACGCCCGCACGCCACATTGAGCAAAAAGGTTGCAGCGTTGCAAACCCATTTCAGCCTAGGTTTTACGAGGCCAAACGCCGGTTTTAGCTATCTGAAACTGGTTGCAATCGGTTGCATGCTCAAGGCTCTACACCACCGAATGAGCCACGTTATTTAGCCGACTGAACGGCCTCGATAACGCCTCCATTTTGAGCACCGTTTTAAACGCCACTTCCCATAATCTTCCCACACCCGTCTGTAAGTTTTTGTTTTTAAGAGAAAATAGTTGGCTTCTCCTGGGCACCATATTATCAAAATAACCAATTGATTTTAAACTAAATTTTTAAAACTGAGGCGTGATTTTGGCGTGATGCTTATCAGCTTAAGTCGGCTTATATCCCGAAAAACCCGACAATTTACGGTAGTGTGATTTAGCCTAACAAAGGCTGACTAATGGTAAAGAATCACGCCAATATTAAACCTAGGAGCTTGTGGGCTAAGCTACTTAGCTTAGCATTGCTTTTTTCAACCTCTCGCCAATCCACTGAACCACCGGTACTGGCCAGGCGTTGCCGGCCGATGGCGGTAATGCGCGGTGCATCAGGGCATTGATCAGCCGGTTTGCCTTTCCATGCAATTTGTGTCCAGTTATCCGGTAAGCCTTGCAGGCGTTCGCGCTCTATCGGCGTTAATCGGCGTGGCAAGCCGTTTTCAGCAATGACCATGCTGCACCCAATGACGCTGTGATCATTGCTGGATGTCGCTAGGCACGGACTGATTAAGCGGTTGCCGTGCTGGTCAAGGCGCGCTTTTTCAGCGCCTGTATAAAGGGCTGGGTTAATTGGTTTTGACCGGCCTTGATCAGTTTTGCATTCCGTTTGAGTAGACTTTTGGCCGCTTGCATACTCAAAAAGCACCGCTGCGGGATCGATTCCAGCGGCTGCAGCACTTGCCACAAGAAAGATTCGCGGGCGTGATTGGGGTATTCCGAAATATTTAGCATTGAGGATGCGCCACGCGATGCGCCGTTTGGGGCCAATGACAGCACCAGCGCCTGGCCAGCTTTGTCCGTATCCCCTTGGACTGTTACATGGCTGGCGCATTCCAGCAAGTGCGGCCAGAAATTGCCCAAAGGCATTATCGGCGCTGGACAACACGCCTCTGACGTTTTCCCATAATAAGACGGCGGGGGATTTTCCTGATTGGATTCGTTCATTATCAATGGCGTTTAAAATGTTGACTAATTCAAGAGAAAGATTGCCGCGTGAATCCTTTAATCCTTCACGTAATCCTAATGTGCTAAAGGATTGGCACGGCGTACCGGCACATAATAAATGGGGTGCATTTATTTCACCCTCCTTAATCCGTTTTGCAAGGCCGCACATATCACCATAATTAGGAATAGATGGGAAACGTTGCGCTAATAATGCGCTAGAAAAGGGGGCTATTTCACTAAACCAATCGGCTGTAAAACCCAGTGGCGATAAGGCAGGCAATATGTGCCGATTCTATGCCGCTACAAACGCTAGCATAGTGTAAAGAATGCGTTTTCATTATTTATTATTGCGCCGATAAACGATGGTATTCTTGAATGACGTTCTGGCAGGCATTTAATTGATTATCTGCTTCTATTCCTGCTCGAATAATAGCTGCCGCAAGGTGTGCTCGGTTTGCGGTGTTTTCATGATCGACGGCGGGGGTGGTGGCAGTATTGGACACGCGCCCGGGTTCACAGTTTTCTGCTCGCCATGGCTGGCGCAGCCGTAAAGTGCCAGCGTCAATACGGTTGGCAATATCCGCTTCCAATTGATACGTATGCTGTTGGGTAGCTTCATACTCAATCGCTAAGTCATTTAATCTTGCGGTCAATTCTTGATAAATTATAGTGGCACGTTCTTGCGCTAAAGCCAGTTGTTTTGCGTGATAAAAATGAAACTGTTCCTGCTCTAAACGTGCGCCTTTATCACGCCATACATAGCCGGTAATAATACCTAGAATGAATAAAGAAGGCAAAATGAAACGGCCCGATAAGAAGGAAAACATATTAATGCGCCTGCATGGCCTGCACAGCATGGTTATATAACGCTACCCATGTATGAAAATGCGGCTTTCCGGGTCGCCAGCCACGCAAATAATAATGCCAAGCTGCTTGTGCTTGCCCGATAGCGGGTAAGGGTGTTGGATCAGTCCAAAGTAAAAGCCGGGCCAATTGGCAGGCTAATATGTCATCACGTTCTAATCGGCGGTGAACCGTTCTTGTATTATCTGTGCCACATAATTTTAGTGCATGATCACGGCTATTTAGATGATTAAATACCCCAATCACACCATTATGTTCAAACTGCCATAAACCCCGCGCCGGGCCGTTAATTTGTTTGCGATAAATGAACCTGGATTCTTGCAAACCAATAGCCAGCAGCAGCACCTGTGCCGGTTCACTACGCATGATTTCGGGTAGTTCATTTAATGCGGGCCGGATAATATCGGTGAGTGCTTGGCGTGGAATCATGGGAGATTTCTATGTACGGTAATAGTATGTTTTTGCATGCTGGCTATGCTATCGCGTACACTCCACAATTCAATACGAAGCCTTTCATTCAAACGTGGATTGCCATTAACATCTATTAAATTGGATAGGCTTTCTTCATCAGTTTGTGTAAAGGTATAGCTGGTTGCTGTTAATCCATCTTCGCTTTTGAGTAACGTATCGGTTTCACCATAAATGCGTAGGCTATACGTTACGCCCGCTTCAGAAGTAATATTTCCGGTTTGCGTATCATGCAGCTGATCGGCTTGTAATAAACGATTACGGCTGCTCCATGATAACGATACTATGCCGTTAATCGTTTGCGGATAGGCATGATTATTTAGTGTGACATTACCCGGTGGATAGGGTTTATGTTGCCGGGCCGTGAGGGTTAGGCTATCTACAGGCGCTAGATTTTCGTCTAATGTTTCCGACAAAGTACGGGTTAACAGTTTGCTTTGTACTGTTTCACCAGAAAAATAATCATGCCGGTCATAACACGCATTATCTTGATAAAACCAAATGATCGCCCCGCTATTATGTGCAGCCGGGACGGTATCGGCACAACCACGGGCTAACATAACCGTATTCGCGATAGGGTCTAAGGCGGTTACTTTGAAAATTTCATCATTAATAAGCGCGGCACTGCCTTCGATAACAAGGTTTAAATCGTGTGCATGAAATAGCGTCACCATTACTGGCCCGGCACTTAATGGGATGGTTTGGGCAATCTGCGCATTCGGGCAAAAGTCACCACTTTGAGCCTCGTCAAAGGTGGCGTTACCCGTGCGTGTTAAGAGCGTGTAGTTACGCGGGCTGCCATTAGGGCGCGCGGCCAGCACAGCAAGGGCCGCATGTTCGGGCTGTACTTGCGCCACATCGGCAGCGGATAATTCGCCGACCAAATCAAACCAGCTCGGCTCTATCAGCCGCCTTAACGTAATGGGTTCAGCGGTGACAACAGGCGGGCTAATCGGCATTTGCGTATCGCCTGTACCTTCATCAGGCAATACAAATACATCTTCTACCGCTTGAACGGTAATCTCTCCTTTTGTTAAGGTGCCGTAATCCAATGTGCCGACGCGAAAAACCGTATCGATAATGCCGCGTTCAGGCGCATTAAGGCGAAACACCGCCGCCGGTTCCAAGCCTGCACCACGCCGATCTAAGCGGATTTTGACTTTTTGCAGGTTGCTGGTGGCGGCAAAGCAATCCCGTGCGGTCACCCGCGCGGCAAGGCCAGCCGTGGGCAGGCCGGGGTAATCGATTATCGTGGTAATGACCCCGCCTGCTTGTTGTATGGCACCTACGTTTTTGGCGCGAGACTGGCGCGTTTTGCCATCGCGTGGGTCTGTCCATTTGACGATACATTGATTAGCCGCACTATCAGCGGCACCGGTACGCTGTTCATCAATGGCTAATAGCCCCGTACCGGGTTCAAACAGCGGCAAGTCAGTTTTTTGATAATCATCACGAATTAAACGCAGCGTCCATAATCCCGTTGTGCGTGATAAATAATGCGCGGCGCCAATATGTTCTAAAATGAGATTTTCAAAGCGTGAAATATCATCAGCACGTTTCCACTTCAAACAAAGCCCGAAACCTTCTGCGTGCAATTGGTCAGCTGCTTTTTCATAACTGTTTAAATCCAATAAAGAACGATGTTTGCCCCGGCCCCAATCGCGGTTCGTTTGGCATTCTAATAATATATGTGCCGGGTTCATCGCCTTAATCGTGCCATTTTCTAAGCCGATTAATGCTTTTTGTGGATACCATACATTCTCATTATCCCATCCTTTTAATACCCGTCTTAAGCGTACCGCCCAGCGTTTAGGATAAGGATTCATACTTGTTATTAAGCCATCGTAATACGCCGTACAAACACCACGAAAGGCGGGTACTAAGCCGCCTAACAAATCTTTTAAACCACTAGGTATCTGTTGATTATTTTCTCCCATTAAAAAATGAAAATCACCGTCAATACCTCCTTCGCCTTTATCGCCACCGAATATCTCCCCTTGATTGATATGTATCTGGGTAGAGGTATTGAGTGGTGAAGGTGCAACGGCCCATTCTTTCCAGGCTATTTTCTTTTTTATTCCTGAAAGGATTATCTCTTTTTCATGTACTTTAACGAGCCGTCTAGCATTTTTATTGGGGCCAAATACCTCTTTATCGCCCACATTAATATGTACTAATTCATCAACAGGGCCACGGCAAAACCCCATATGCAGCCCCATAAAATAGCGATAACCGACGGTTACTTTCTTGCTGCTACCCATTTAAACGGCGCTCATTTTTTTAGTTTCGTAGTCGCAGGTTAACTCCACCAAGCGAATCGCTAAAGCATCGCCGGTATCAATAAATGTTTGGGCGGGAATCCCTTGTTGAATAAATTGCCTGAAATTAATATTATGCAAACGCATAAAGTCCCGCACTCCCACCAAGCAATAACCCTCAATATTGCGCACATGTTCGGGCTTAATGATTAATTTATTCATTTTTTACCTCCTTTAGTCGTTATTTTCTCATTTCTTAAATGACCGTAACCCAAAACAATCCAATCCGTTAACCATAGTATTTTTTGTCGCCCGTTCAGCGCATAAAATAGGGATAATAAGGCATGACGCTCTTCACGGCTGGCGGCTAAAAAACCATGGGATAGACTAAAAAAGGAACGCCCGGCAAAATCATATAATTGCGGCAATGCCGTGTGATTATCCAGTAACTGGGTCAGACGTTGATAACTAGCGGTTAAGTCTTCCGATTCTTCAGGGGCTAATTCCAATACCGGTACATTGCGATAATCAGGCATAGGGGAATCCGCCGAAAAGAAAGCCGGTTCATTTTGTAAAAAGTCGGTTTCAATATGCCATAAGTTATCGGTTTTGCGTTTAATTACCGCTGATTTTTCTAATAATGCACGGCGTAAAGGCAATAATGACGTGCCCGGCGACCAATGGTGAGCGGTATAGCGTTTGAGTTTAAGACCAGTGCTCATGATTTGATCAATTTCAACGACTTCAAAATCAGTCATTGATTGGCGTAATAATGCCAAGTCAGTAAACCCAAAAGGGTTGCAGGGAATAAATGGACTGTTAGACGGCAGTGATTGATCTAAATAAATAGCATCTGTCCATGTAGGCAAGGCAAATATACGGCTTCCCCATTGGCTTAATAATAAATCAAAGCGTTGACGCTCATTAGCCGCTAATAAGAAATCCGCTTTTACCCTTCGACGTGGGTAAGCACGTAAAGCACGGCGCTGTTCATGGCCTTGTTCGCAATATCTCCGTATACCATTGCAACGATTCGGCTATGCCATGTTGCCAATTAGGGGCAAACGTAAAGGCAATAATGCGCTGCCCGGTGAATGTCAATAGCAATGGTGATTCATTAACTATTTGAAAAACAAATTGCCCATCAATCATCGGCGGGCCGTTAATGTCTGCTTGTAATTGCCAAATGATTTCAGTCAGTGCGGGCAAGGCCAGCGGTGTAGTGGGGTCATTCAATATAATGCCTTCGTTATTTTCTTGATCAATAGCACTTAAGCTACGTGGGCTAAAATAGGCATTCCATAACGATACCGGAAATTGCTGTACCGATACCACATTCCCTAACTCTAAATGAAGTGGATTAAGCCAAATTCTATTATAAAAATTAAGCACAAGGCTTCCCAATAAGCAGCCGCTTTGTGTTTGATAGGTGGTAAAGGTGGGTGCACCCAAGTTAATAACGGCCCCCGCTTTCGTCGCACTTAAATGCGATGCTCTAAATCGTTCAGGTAATGATCTAGGCGTATTTAGGTTACTACTTTGCCGGGCAACAGGGGCAAATAAGACACGGCTAGGATAATGACCGAAAAACGTTGCCATCAAATAATCACTTTATACGCATAACCCACCAACTCGCTGTCTGCACCACGTTGTGCCGGGGGAAATACGCGCCAGTTATCACTCCCTACTGTGACCGTATCGCCGGGGGCCAGATAATCCATTCGGCATACTGCAAAATCGGGAACTTCACCAATAAAACGAGTACGGCTTTGTGCGCCAGAAGTATAAATCGTACACGGAATTAATAATGTACCGCCGGTTAAGGCATTGGCAGCGGTATACACTAATAAACTGGATGGATGATACGTATTGTTGCGATAACCGCGCCCTAAACCAATGGCATAGCGACTGGTACCTTGACTATGAAAGGACAACCAATCTGGCGAGGGCGCACCATCTTGCCCATCGACGCGGATATAGGAATTAGTCCAGGACTCGCCGGAGACACTATCAAAGGGATAGAAATTCCAATTAGTATATAGATTGAAATCGGAATAGTTATAGGGTGCCATTGCGCATATATAGTGACCGCCCTCATAGACAATGCCACGTTTATTCAGGCTGCCGATAAATAAGGGCCTAAATTGACCGCTGGCTACTTCAGTGACTACGTGCAGATAATCGATAGTAGCAAATAAATGAAAGGTGACAAACGGGCCTGCGCCTAAATAATACCATGTCAGGCTTTGTTTATTATAGTGTTCATGGTGTAGTTTAGAACTGCCCGGCTGTTCATGCCATGAAAGCGCAGCATCAAAACCGGTGTTACCACATAAATCTAACCGGTTATCCTTTGCTTCCATCGACCAGTAACCGGCATGATTATGACAGCACCATTCACTGGCGCTGCTGCGATCGGTCATCCAGCCAATGCTTTCAGCATGGCTTTTGAGTTTAAGTAATAAATCAGCGGGATCATTAGCTGTCCCTGTAAAATAACTCATTAATCGGCCCTCAATGCAAACAGATGTGGATTGCCTGAACGGTGTGCAGTTTGAAACACAATATAATCTATGCCGTCAATATGGATGACATCTTCTGCGCCTGAATTTTGTGCAGGCACATAATAAGCACCATCCATTTCTCCCCATTGCGCTAATCCTTGATCGCCGCCTAATGTACATAAGGTAAGAGGAAGTAAGGGGAAAGAAGAAAAACTATCGCGTAGATTTTGTATTATGGGTTGGGCCGTTGAATTATATTTATACGTTCCCGCAGGCCAGACAGTACGATGTGAATATCTCAATTCAAAATCTAACCAAATCCCATCAGGACTGCGCACAAAACAGGAACCTTCATAGGGAATAGAAATACCTCTATGCCGTTCATGGGTATCTGACCAGCGTACAACTTGATCCCGATAACCACCGGTAATTAATAAAGGATAGGGATAATAAGACGGTGGACACGGTGGCAAAATAAATCCCGCACCGCCCGATTCATATTGCGTAGACACTTTAGCCACGATCCATACCCGCCGACCATTGGCAAAAAACCAATACGGCATCGGGGCATTCCATAATAAAATTTGCGCCGCTGGCGAAGGTGAAGCAAAGCCTGTTAATAATGATCCATTGGTCTGTGTAATAAAAATGGGATCAAAGGCCGTGCCGCCATATAAGCGCAGGTTATACCAATCGGCAGCGGTATTTCCCCACGTATTCATACCGATATAGATTTCATCGCTACCGCCTAATCCGGGCGCTTTAAAGGCCACGCCGCGCGATTCAAATATATCTCCATGAGTAGGAATAGTTATATCGTGCAGTTTTTGCCATGCTTGTCCGGTGCTAACTAAATCCGGGTGAGCGGTTAGAAATGTAATTAATCGATCCATTAAATCAGGTAAATTATCGGCGATGGCGTGTTCAAAGGCCATGATTAATTCACTCCTAATGCCTGTTTAAATTCATTTGGATATTTATTAAATATATCTAACAAAACAGTTTGACCTTTGGCACCTGATAAAAAGTGACCAATACGATCAGGGTTATCAACTAAGCCCAGCGTAATTTGATTTTCTACCGTGGTATTAGGTCGTTGGCTTATTTCACTAACATCGAATGACGGTGCAGAAAAATGCGGGGCCGGTATTCCAGCTAAACCACCGGTTGAATGGCGCGTTAGTTTCTTTAGGCCAGATAATGCGGCTAAACCGCGTTGATTAATCGCGTCTAAAATAGCGTGCATGCCCGGCTGGTGCGTCACCGATGCGCGGATGACATATTCACCATTGGATAACAACGCCGGAATAGAATCAGACGTGCCGCTGCCCGGCCCCGTGACGATACCCCCATGCGCCCGGCGCTTAAGCCAAGAACCAAACATCGAACCGGCCATCAGCGCTGCGCCCGCCCAGCCCATGCTAAAACCGCCACTTGCTGCCTTAGCGCCGCCTGCTGCGCTGGGTAATCGGCCACCTACCCCGGCGACACTGCCAGCGCCTGCCAATAAGCCGCCTGCTGCGTTGGAGGCGCCCATGCTGGCACTGGCGGCGACCAGTTGCTGCGCAGCGGCTGAAACGGCTGCAGCACCCGTGGTTAGGCTGCCGCCTGCCGCTTGCATCTGTACCGCTGATTGGCTCACGGCCACGGCACCTTGCTGTAAGGTGGCCTTTGCCGGGCCAAACGCGCCCATGATGTTAGACACTAGGCTTTGTGCGATATTTTGCGCGGCCATTTTTAATAGTGCCTCTTGCACCGACACGGCAAGGGCCATGATTGCCCCGCGTAAGTCCATGGTGCCTTTGGCCAGCCCCGTTAAGGCGTGCGTAAGACCCGATTGCAGGCCGTCAGATAAGGTGTTTTCTAATAATGAACAGGTCGATAGCAGACGCTGCATATGGCTATCCATTTGCATTAACGCCGCCTGTGCCGCTTCACCCGTAGCCCCGCCTAATTCGGCAATCGTCTCCAATTGTGGGCGTATCGTGTCGAGTTCTTGCGTCGTTTGGCGGTGAATATGCAGCAAACGTTCTTGTGCTTGAATGTCATTAAGTGCACCGGATTGACGCAGCGCTGCAATGTGGCTTTCTGCCTGCTGTTGCCGGGCTAATGTGGCCTGAATGGCCTGTTCAATGTCATCAAGGCGAATTTTGGCTTCAGCCAAGGGCAGCAATTGATCCAAAAAGGCCTGGCCAACGGTGTTGCCTGCCTGTGCAAAGGCGTGACGTTGGTTTTCAATATCGGCCCGTAGTTCAGCTAAAGCGGCCTCGACGGCTTTGCCTTGAGCGCGCCATAATTCCGTTTCGAGCTGCGCATTGGCGCGTGCGTTTTCTACCGCTTGCTGGCGCGCTTCATCGGCAGCCAATACCGCTAAAGCCGCTTGCGCCCGCGCGTGCAAGGTGCCGGTAAGCTGTTTTTCGGCTAACTCATAAGCACGTAATTGCACTTGATTCATGCCTAATGTAGCTGCTTGTTTTTCTAAACCGGCCACATAACGTTCTAAATCATCGGTTCGGGCGCGCGTTATGGCATGTGAGGTGCTGGTTTGGCTAATGGGTTGACGTAATTGGCTAGGATCAAATACCGCCCGCTCTTCAACAGGTGCTTTATTTTCTTTTTCTGTTTGACGGCGGGTAAATTCATCATCGATAGCATCTAAGGCATCGCGTGTATCGCGTTCAATGGTTTTTAATTGAGTGGCTAATTGCTGGCGTACTGTTTCAAAACTGCCGCCTTTAATAAACGTAAAGGCCATTTCAAAGGCATATTGAATCCGGGCGGCCGTTTTTCTGGCCCATTCAATCATATGCGCGCCAATATATTGCACATATTTAAATTCTTTTTGCAGATAATCACCAATAGCCCAGCCTACCCAGCCCGCCGCAGCGACTATCCCGGCTTTATTTATCGCATTGCCGGTTTTAGATAATTCAATCAGTTCTTTTCCATAAGCGATCACGCGATTAAGTTGCTGCGCACCAAAGGTAATCGCTAATGCACCGGCTAACGTAATCGTCACATTAATTACATTATCTAAATTCGCCTCAAATTTCTCAATACCAGTTTTCCGGTATGTCTGCCGCCCTTATCCAGCTCGCCAATATAATTTTCCCAACTTGTTTTAAGCCGAGTAAGGGCATCGCTAACGGAGGTTTGCATTTGGTTAGCTAAATCGGTATTTGTGTGTAATGATAAACGCAGCCCTTCGGTTAAATCGGTTAAGGCAAGGTTTCCTGATGCACCTAATTGGCGAATTTCAGCGGCACTTTTTCCTGTGGCAGCGGCAATATTATCAACTAAAGTGGGCGTTGCCATTAATAAACTTTGCCAATTCATCGCAGCGACTTTACCGGTTTGTAAACTGCTAGAAAAGGCATTAATCGCACTGGCCGCGCGTTGGCTGTTGGTCGCATTGGTGACAAATAAAACGCTAAGCGATTCACCCACATCTAATACTTCATTTGTGCCGTAGCCTAATTCACGCAAGGCATCAGCCGTTTGAATATATAGCTCTTGTGCTTCCTCCAAACTACGATAAGTGGTGTAAGTACTTTCATATAAACGCTGCTGGACTTTTTCATATTCTTCTGTGCTGGCTGTGGCTAATTCAATGCGCGCAGCCATTTGCCCGTATTGATCAGCAATACCGATTATCGACTTAACCGCCCCCATGGATAACCAAGCGCCGACTAACCCCTTAACCTGGCCGGCTAACTGATTCATTTGACCGGCCACGGCAGTTGCGTGTTGCCCGCTGTGTTTTAGGTTTTCATTAAACTGTTTTAATTCAATAACCGCTTGACGTGTATCAGCTAATACCTTTAGTTCAAAAGCCAGATGTTTATTGACCACGGGCAAACTCCAATAATGTCGTGACCTGTTTCTGGGCGGCTTTACCACCAGAAAACGCTAAGTTTGTGTCGATACACGCCATAGCACGGTTATGCGCATGTAATTGCTCGCTATTGCGATAATAAAGCTGTATTTGGCGCAAGGTATAATCACCAATATCCGCAGCGTTATGACCGGATGCAATTAAACGGGCAAAGACGTATCCCCAATGGCTGCTGTTTTGCTGAGTTTTCGCGCGGTTAATTGGGCGTGCAGCACGGCAGCAGGCCATAAAAAAGGGGCATTAATTGTCCACCAAAGCATTAATAATTCCCGACCTTCACGTTGCCCTAAACGCTCAATAAAATCCGGTTCACTGTTTGTAGAAATAGCGATTAATTGAATTAATCGATCAACCTCTTTCGTTAATATGCTAATGGCTTCCTCTAAGGGCAAGTGTGCCTGCTCGACATTAATTTTCTGGCTAAGTGCGCTAATTAAAGGTTGCAACATAGCATCTAATTGCAGGCTTTCTTTAAACGAATATTCACGCACAATGAGCGGCTTTCCCTCAACCGTAATGTGCCGTTCGGGGAATAAAATATCTAAATCTGTGGCTGTAGGATCGGTATTGTTTTGTTGATGTTTCATCATGTCATCCTAATTGTGCGATATAGCCAAATTGACCTAATGGGCCATTAGCGGGTTTAGAGGTATCCAATAATATGCCGCCACTTATCGGCATACCGGCTACGGTCGTGCCGTCAGTAATTAAAGCCAATTCAGTGAGTGGATCGGTCGCTACTTTATAAAGTTCAATGAGTACCGGGGCATTACCTTCAGCGATATTAATTCCTTTATAGCGAATGGCAACCGTAGGTTGAGGCGCAGTAAATAAACCCACTTCACGCCGCGCTGCATACGCATAATTGGCAGATAATGCCATCGTTGGCTGCGGTAAACTAATGAAATTTACTTCGCCATATTTGCCCTCATCCACGACATCATAATGGACAGGATCAATAGGTTGTGATCCATCCGTTACCCCTAAATTGGATACCCCAATATGATTAAGGCGAATGGTATCGCCTATATTGACCATGCCTAAATCTTCGCCCGTTACTGTGCCAGCAGGCGTATGAATCGGTGTGCCATATAACACCATGGCCAGGTTATCTACATTAATACTGTGCAAAGTCATATTTAATGTAGCCGTTTTTCCCACGGGAAAACTGCGTACCAAGGCTTTTTGTCCGCTATAACTTTCTTTGTGCTCCACTTTTTCAATAGAAAGGGCAATACTCATCGCCGAAACGTCATTAATCCAGCGGTATTTACCTACCACGCCGTTAATAATCGGCGCAGCTTCAACGCGGCCTTGACCGTAATAATAGGTATCAGTCATGAGAGGATTCCTTTATAGATGAGGGTTTTAATGAAGCCGGTAGTTTACGAATAACACCGGCACGTAATAAAAATTGCGCCGTTAATTTATCAACTTTAATCATTTGCCCTTTATGGCAACGTTGGCCTTTGTGATAATGGGTATGGGTTTGGATTGTTACGCTTAAGGTGTCCATTTTGCTTTCCTAGGCCATATAAAACGTGCGGAAAACAGTAAAGGAAAACATAAAAAATCATTTTCAAATTGTACCGGCAAGCGTTCTTTAGCACGGGTGAGGGGCTGGCAACTGCTTTCATGTGGCTGCCAATCAGATAGTGCATTAATCAATTTACCCAGCAGATCACCCGTTTGTTTTGTGTCGGGATATTGGGTAGTCAATACCACCGCCCAGTATTGAGTAACGACGCTTTTTTGTCGTGGGTTATCGTTAGCTTCATCGCCACAATAAATAACCCAACACGCCGGACTGGCCGCGCTTTGCCGTTCTATATCAGCCAAGGCAAATACACTATCCACTTGCGCCAAACCGGGTACTGTAGTTTTAATGCGCTCAATTAATAACGGCTGCATGAATAAATAATTATCCATGACGCTTACCAAATACCGGCCCAATCATTGCGCCCGGCTGAATAAGCAACCGTTTGACCGGTTTGAATACTGTTTCCGCTTTCAGATAAGCCGATACTTAAAATCCCTTTGGCAATATCTTTGAGCGTTTGCCGGGCTTCTTTTGCCCGTTGGTGCGCGCCGTGCGTTTGATCTTCATTGGGATGCAAATAAGCAAACGCCAACGTACAGCATAGGCGTTTAATAATCGCCGGTACGTCTTTTAACGGCAGGGTATAACGGCTGTGTAAATACAGATCAATTTCCGCACTGGCATCAAAAATAACCCGCTGTGCAACAATCGGATCAATCGCCTTAGCCGGTTTATTGATTTTATCGGTTAAACGGGTAATGACCTCCCCGCCATATTGCTCTACTAAATCATCAATAGCACAGTAATTCATTATGTATTTCTCCTACCACCAGCCGATAGCATGAATGAATGGCGTTGCTAGCAACAAAAATACACCTGTATACATGCCAATAATAGCTATACCAATGCAAATACGTATCCATCGGTCAGTAATCATATTCATCGTTAGACCATTTTTAGGATGAATTTCAAGTTGAGTTCGATTAATATTAATCATAATTTACTCGTGCCGGTAACACGGGTGAATGTGGAAACCCTCGCTAGCGGCTAACTAGCGGGGGTTTTATTTATTTAATTAAGCCATGCACTTTCGATAATCTTCACGCGGTTATGATTGGGGTTATCTGCCCCGCTAGCATCACGCGCCACGCCTACAATCTCTACAGCCTTGTTATATAACGTGGTTGGCACAAGTAAGATATTCGGACGCACATCTAAGGGATTACCCCCATCGGCTTTCAAGGCGCGCATGCCGTCATATACTTCCTCAAAGTGTTTACGGTTTAGTTCTTTGGTAGAACGCGCGGCCATTTGCCAAAACCCAAAGCCCACATTACACCGGCTATAAATACCGTAGCGATATTCATTGCGCATAAACACCGATTCATCAGCTCTATCCGTCATGTGGGTAAATTCAGGGGCTTGGCGCTGCTGAAAGATAATCGGCTTTAACGCGCGGCTGGTATCAAGTAAATACCACGGCGTGCTATTCACACCACTGCCACCGGCAACATAGTTATTTTTAATGCCTGTAGCGGTGCCGGTACCGTCCACATTCGAATAGACGGGATGATTATTATGAAAAAAGGGAAAACCGTCATAACATAATGAGCTGGCTTCATGCCCTTTTTTAATCAGATTAAACACCAAACGGTCAGCTAAACGACCGGCTTCTAATCCCATCTCTTTAAATAAGGGGCATAAATACCTAATTCATCATCTTCAATATCGGTACGTTTAACGGCTACTGAGCTTTCCCAGTCTTTATTAGCCACTTGATAACGGGAAGCGGCCATATCTTTCATGACACGGTCGCCGATCCATTCACGCATATGCGGCCATTGCCCTAACCAGCCGTAGGTATTCGTTTTAGTGCTGCTGGTAATAATGGTGGCAATTTCTTTATATAACGACGGGGCTTGCGCTAAGCCATCTTGAAAATGCTTTTGAAATGAGGTTTGTAAAATATCAATCAGGGCAGGGGTAATAATAGGCATGGTTTGGTTTCCTTATTGTGATTTACGGGCCGCTTTGGCAGCAGCAAACTCTTTAGCGGTTAAACCGGTTAACTTGGCAATGGTGATTTCTTCATCACTCAACCCTAATTCATTGGTAACTGGCGCTTTGCCTTGCATTTGGGTTAATGCGGCAATAGGGGAGGCGCTTTCTAAATACGTTTTAAGGCCATTTAAATCCTTTTCCCCATAATCGCGCGCCCACGCTTCTTGTGCGGGCAATAATTTACCGTGCTGCTTAGCCGTGGCAATCACCGTTTCTAATTCGCCGTGAATCATTTTTGCCGACAAAGCCGCTACTTGATTTTGCAACTCACGCATGGCCGCTATTGGCACATATTGGGCGGGGTCAGGGGTAATAGGCTTATGGATTGAGTTAGCCTGTAATGTAAGCGTATTACACGCTGCAATAATGGCCTTTTCATCTGCATTTTTATCTAGATTTAATGCACTAGCAATGGCCGAATAATCGGCTTTTTGCGACGGTGTTTGCTGGGTGTTTTTTGTTTCTTCAGACATGGATTTAACCTCACATGGTGTTATTAATGCACAAGCGTGCGCGATTAATGCGGCCATACCATCAATGGCCGGATCATTAGTTAATGCTCCCATTAATAGGGTTTTAACGGTGCCATGAGCATCGTGCTCAAAAACGGGAGAAAAGTAACGGTATTCGCCTTCTTCAATATATTTTTTAGCGCGCGGGTTATATTCGGCTTTAGCCCATAACCCGCTGTCTTCCCGCCACTGCAATTCACGAATAAACCCAGCGGCGATAGCCGGTTTTCCGTTCTTTTCTTTGTATAAAGTTTGATGCTCATAATCAATCACCAGCGGGTTTTTGCGGGCATTGAATTTAGCAATAAGGGTTTTGGCACTTGCCGCGTCAATATGCCAATGTGGCACATTCATTTTGCGCCCATCAGACAGTTTAAATAGGCCAGCAGGTAATACTTGCACCCACGCCAGATTATCGGTAGGCAGTTCAAAGGTACAGGCGGCAATAGCAATCGTGCTCATGCCGTCATAATGACGCGGGTATTTAAATTAATCTATAGGAAATGTTTCTACTATTTTCTTTTTATTTTAAAAGATGTTTAAGCAGCAAGGCATTTATTTTCTTTTCCATGGCTTGAGTGAATGCTTTTCCATCCGCTTCCAAGGGCAAATAGGGGCGCGCGGGAATAGGTATTGCATGATTGCGCCCGGCTTTTCCGCCTAATTGGTGAATGGCCGCATACACCACATCACTGCCTAAACTGGCGTGCTGATCGCCAAAGGAACTTACCAAGGAACGCACTAAATGCGGACGCCGGCTGCGCAATATCGGATGCGCTGCACCATGCCCACGCCGGGCGCGTTGTCGCTGGGTGGATGAGGCTAAAGCAGGCCATTTAGGGCGGCCTTCACGGGCAAAATTGAGTTCGGTTTGACTTAATAATTCAGCAGAAATACTCGCCATTAAGGGACGCAAAGCGCTAGCCACGTTGACCAAAGCGGCAAACCGGGTTTGCGCCGTGGTATCGGTGAGTTCGACAGTAAAGGTAGACATAGCTTGATTTTAGGATAAGGGTACGATAGGGTTTTTATAAGCAGGCGTAGCAAGTATCCAATCAGGTAACGGTATCGGTCTTCAAAGGTCGTCTAATGTGGGTTCAAATCCCACCGCTACGCTCACTTTGTAGATAGGGATGTACTCGAATACTGGCGAAGAGGCGTACATTTCTAATGTATGTTTATGCGGGGTCGGAGCCCGCCTTCCCTATCTACTTTCCGTTTAGCGAATTTTGTGGTATTGCTGCACAGCGCCATTAATCATATCCGCACCTTCTTGGTTATTTATCCAAAATGCGCTAATAGCATCATTAGTAGGCTGCTTTCCATAGTCTGTAATACCAAACCGTACTGAAACCTTATTAAATCCTGGTTTATTTGCAGTCGTTAAATAAACTAGTGTCTCATTCTTATTATCCCAAAATACATGCCCAGCTTTAGTAAAATCCATTGGCAATGTCTTTAGTTCATTTGTAGAAAGTGCATTTCCTTTTTGATTATGGCGTATTGCTTTAGGGCTGGCTAATGGGGTATCTGTCATAAATACTAAAGGCGACTGTTATTATCTTTCCCTTAGTTTGTGCAAAAGCAATTTCAATGTCGCCAAGTAATCCAAACGCCATTGCATCACCTTGGGCGCGTCCGCGCGTTTGGACTAATTCTATAAACGCTTCCCAACCTTTTTGTCGTGCTGGATGACGTAATACCGATTGCACAAAAGGCCGAGCGTGAGTGTTGCCGAGTATCTCAATGGCGCGTTCATAAAGTAATTTATCTATCGTATGCGCGGCATAAGGAGCAGAATTAAATCCCTTATCGGCGTGCATTGTAGCCGGGTTTCCGGTTTCTACGGTTAATCCCCAGTCTTCTAACCCTTCATCACTTAAAGCGATAAAACGGCAGCGGCAATTATACCCATTAGGCGGAATAATTCGGTTCCATACCGGATCATCATGACGAAATACTTTATGATGCAAGGCCGCATGATTAGGCCGGGTATAAGCATCTATTTCTGCTAGATATAACCAATACGGGTGTGTTTGAGTGGCTTCTAAAGCCGCCGCATGCCGACCGGCCATAAAGGCACTTTGCACATTGGTTTGATAAACGGTTTTAAGGTGATGAGGTGAAAGCGGTGGCCCTGAATAATGGTGTTTAAATTCCTGCCATGAGTGGCCTTGCTCCACCGCGGTTTGAATATCTTTTTTGATTTGCGCTAAAGCGGAAAGCTGCGCCACTTTGACCACAGTAAATGCGCGCGCATGAGCCGCATCTTGCATGTCCGTATAACGCGCCGTGGTTTGCAGCCCTTTTTGTTTGATAAACCAAGCAGGCAATGGCATAAGGGATTAACCTATTTTCTGGAAGGATAAACGCCCGGCCATTTCTGCGCTCATTAATAATCGGGATAACTCTTCGGTTAATTCATCCGCATGCAAATTGGGCAGCACCCTAGATAATAATTCCAGCGCTTCATGATGATCTTTTGCTTGGCTGATAATTGCCAGCAGCGGCGCATTAATGGTCGTACTATTAGGATGATCGGGCAGGCTTTGATCGATCATCGTTTGCCAGCGTTGGCCTTGCCGATCTAATAATGGCTGTTGACGATGAGCGGCCTGCCGAGTAAATGCCTGTGGTACATGATGAGGGGTTAATATGGCCTCGTCTTTTTCCGGTTGCGGAATACCAAGCTGAGTATAGACCCATTGTTCAGGGATTTTAACGCCACAATTAACGAGGGCAGGTAACGCTTGTGATAAGCCGGTAATGTCTGCCGTTTCTTGTAAATCAAACACAAAACGCGGCGGGCGAATAGCGGCAAAATTAAATAAACAAAAGGGCGTGATTAAATCACGGTTTAGGGTGGCCGCTAATTGCCGTGCGTCTGATTCCATTAAATCCCGTCGCACTTCATTATGCACTTTACCTAATGCGTGCGCGCCGCCACCGGATTCACTGGTATTACTGGTTAGGGTGCCACCTAAAATCGCTTTGCTGGTTGCTTCATCACACAAGCGCTGCATTTCTTTAAACGGGCTTTCTGAACCTTTGGCCGCTTCAATAAACTCAATATCCATGCCTTCAGGAAAGATACCGGCAGCACTATGCCCTAAGTTTTTTAATAGCCGTAGTAGTTTTTCTTTTTCACTTTCTTCAATCCCTGAATTATATTTGCCGACTTTTAACGGATGGCCGTACACCTCTAAAAATTCAGATAGATTATGTAGCGCATAATGTTTGAGTAAATAGGGCATTGCCAGCACCCTAAATAACCCGGCTCGCGCCAACATACCACTACGCGCTTTGGGTTTATGGATAATCCAACCAAAGGGCTGTAAGTCTAAGGTGTCACTGCCATTAGTGCGTAAAGCCAACTTATTTTTATCATGTTGGTCTAAAGTAAACCACCCATGCGGGCGATGATAAAAATGAATGGGCAACCACATGCCTGATTCGTATTGCCATTGAATTTCAACAGCGGCAAAACCGTGTCCAATCCCATCTAATAAATCAAATAGTAAATCACTGGCGCTATTTTCTAATACTTCAGTAAGTATATCAGTGGCCTTTATTTCAGCGGCTGTGGCTTTATCGGGTGCGACAATACGCCACTGCAAACCCAGCAAAGCACGTTTGCGTTTAGATAATTCAGCAAAGATATGGGCATCTTTTTCTTCCATATCCATAAATAACTCGGACTGGCGTTTAAGATTGCCTTGTTCTGCTTCTTGCAATAAACGGATAAGCTGGCTGGGTTTAATACCAATGGCCGGGTGTTCGGCTAATTCGCGGGTAATATAACCTAACCGTGCGCTTTGTAATTGCGCCTTAGGCGATTTTTTCGTGCGTGATGTTTGACTTGCCATACTTACCAATTCCCAGCAAAAAAGCTATCGTTATCGCGGTCATCATATAAACTATAGCCCCGCCGCGAAATTAATTTACCTTCAATGGGGGCAAAACTCGTCGCCTGTTGCCAAAGCATGTGTAAACAATCCGGGCCGTCATCGTGCGCCGCCATGGGAAAATGTTTTAATTGGCTAATAAGCGTTTGTTGATTAACATTAAGCCGAATCAAACCATTCACCATATGCGGTTGTAATGATTCAATACGCAGCCGTTTATCATTATGCGGAATAATCGCGCGAGCAGGGATAGGTACACCTTGTTGATTACCCCGTTTAATTAATTCTGTGCGTAAAAACTCTTGAAACTGTACGGCTTCAATGGCCCATGCCACGCATTGATATTGTTTTTGTAGCGCAATAATGTCTTCAATTAAGGTATCGGGCAGGCGCTTTTTAATGCTAGCGTGGATAATATCTAAAATGCCAGTTTTACGATCATAGCCGCCAATTAAAATAGCCGATGGGTCGCGCCCATTGCCCTTTTTTCCTAACGAAGGATCGCAGGCACCAAAATAAACCCAGTTTGGATTAGTGTGTTTCCAAAAGTTAATACAGTGTGCAAAGGGTGCATTATCGCCTTGTGCAGGATCATTTTGTTGTTCAGCATCAAAGGCCGCTTGCCCATCCCTAGCGCGTTTGAGCATTAAGGCAATAAGTGGCTGTTCATCCGGCCAGCCCACTTGAGCGCCACGCTCCATATCCTTTTTGTGCGTTAGATAAAAGGCTTTGGCTGATTTTTCACCTTCATTTAATAATAATTCCTGCCATTGATCCCATAAGTGCATATTATCCGGCCAGCGATTAATCGCACGGAATATTTTGGCTTGCCATAAGGGGTTATTTAATAAGCGGGCTAAAAGGCTGTCATAATGTAATACGGTGCCAATAGCGATAACGTCCATGCTGTCATCGGCAGCCCCTAAACTTAATACTGTTTTATTTAGCCATTCTTGCAATTTATCGCGCTGTTCAGGGCTTCTTACATTTTCATCATTTTCTAAGTCATCACAAATGACTAAATCAGGCCGGTGCGCGCCATGGCGTAATCCGCGCATCCGTTTTCCGCTACCGAATACTTGAATCTTAGCGTTATTTTTAGTAACAATGCAGTCTACTTTCCATAGATTGCCCTCGCCGGTATGGTTGGGATAATCCATTAATAAGCGTGCATTGGCAATTAAGTTCACCTTAATCACCTCAAGCATCGTAGCCGCTTGGCCGAAAGCATCCATAATAATAACGGCATACTTTTTGCGGCCCGTCAAAATGCACCAAAGCACAAATAATTGGCTTACTAGCGTTGATTTAGCATGCCCGCGTGGCGCAGCAATCACCATGCGGCAGCCCTGTTTTTGATTAATCTGCTGCGGCAAATGGTTGAATAAATAATGATGCAATTCAGCCGGTTTTCTATCCGTATAGCGCGGGAAATAGGTGGTACAAAAGAAGGCAAAATCGTTATGCGCCCTAGTGATCCGTTTTGTTATTTCAGCGTTGGATGGATTAAGCCCGGCCTCTTGTGCCTCAACAAAAGCACGTAGTTCAGCGGAAACTTTTTCCATTTCCTTTTTAAACTGTACCGCGTTCATTCGTTTAACTCGCGGGCCAATTGCGCAGTGAAGGGGTCAATAATGTTAATAATAATGGCCGCTTGTTCGCGGTGATGTAACTGCACAAAGCGGATAAACTTCTTCATCACTTCATGCGCTGTGGCGTGCTTAGAGGTTTGCGGCATTAATCGTTTACTGGCCGCTACCGATTTATACAGGGCATCGGCTAAACTCGCTAATAACTGCACTTTAACGGATGGGGTGAGGCTGTCATCGGCATTCATTAACTCGATAGCGCTTTTAATCTGGAAAACCAGCGCCGCCAATACGTGGCGTGTGGTATTTTCCATCTCTTCGCCAGCCAATAAGGCCACACCTTGCGCCTTATCCCAATCATCACCGTGTTGTTTACTGTCTTCTTTCCAGCGGTGTATAGTACGGGCAGAAATATTAAATAGGGCGGCAATAACCTCAATAGATAATCTGCTTTCAATATAAGCATGTCGTACCCTATGCCGTGTATCGGTATCATGAGCCATGGTTTAGGCTGTCCTTTTGACTAAATACTTAGATAATGTCATGAATGACCTCCTAGTTTCCGTTTAACAAACCCACCTACTGCACCTAATAATCCATCACTGTCTTTTTCAAACATACGTAGCAGTGCGCCAATCATCCACCATGCAGGCAATCCGGCAATAACCAAGGCCGGGGTGGCGACAAATAACAAACCCAGCGCCGGGTCAATGCCATATAACGCCGCTAGGGTTTGTGCTGATTCAAATAACAAGGGATATTGATGATAAAGATGCACCAAAATAACCGGGCCAAATAAACTGCTTGCTAATAATGTACATAATAAGCGAGCAAGTCCTTCAGCCATGGTTTTAGGCCATAACACCAAAAACCCTAACGTTACGGCCAATATCCCCGCCATAATCTGCAAACCCAGAAGTTTAGCCAGTGCCGAAGTGGATACCGGCATAGATAATAGCCTTAAATCGTGAATATAAGACATAGACTGTCAAATCGATAATGATTTGGCTATGGGAAATGTTTCAGCAGCCCAATACATTCCTTTACGCTGAATCGGTAGAAACGGCACCGGCAATTTGCGCAATACGTCGATCACTTAAACGGTATTGGGCCGCCAGCTCACGAATGCAGCGCTGCCGTTGGCGACCGGAATTTAAATGCTGATGAATATGTTGATTGCGCAGTGCTAATAATGCGCTATGGCATTTAGGAATATAAATTCGCTCTCCAGCAAACTGATGTTGCAATGCGTCAAAAGTAGCGCGACCAATGCGTAGAATAATCGCTTGGCTTTCATTACTGTCACTATCGTCTGCATTAAAGCGCCAACTCATGCCGCCTAGGCATGTAATAATGTGTAAGGCTTGTTCAAACCCAACCGTATTAATCAATGTATGTACTATAGGCGGTAATGTTTTGTCAGAAAAAGTGACATTTTTCAAGGAAAGTGATGACATTTTTTGACATTCCATGACAATATAATCAAGCCTTTATTGTATATATCGCTATAAATATAACATTATGTCACCACCCCCGGTATGTTGTATAACATGCCTTATTTAAGGTCATTAAATACCGATTTAGTTTATCGTGTGCCCATCCGTTTTTTTATTTTCTTGTATTTACGTCTATCGGGTTTAAATCCAGTCGATATGTGGCTGCGTTCTTCTCTTTTTTGCTGCCATTGTTCTAAG